CCTTTTACAAATAATATCCCACAAAAGGACGGAGGCACTCATCTATTAGGTTTTAGAAGCGCCTTAACCAGAGTGATTAACAAGTATTCAAATGAAAGAAATAGCAAAAAAAATAAAGTTACTTTGTCTGGGGAGGACATTAAGGTAATGGAAGCATCACCCTTCTTAGAGAGGTTTAAGGAAAAAGGGTATGATGTGATTTTCTATACTGATCCGATTGATGAGTATATTATCCAGAGGCTTCCTACCTATAAAGGTAAGAAACTCGTTTGTATCACTAAAGGAAATATTGATTTTATTGGAGATGATAAGGAAGAACTGAAAAAAGTCCAGGAGGAGTATAAGCCTTTCTGTGACCATATCAAAAAGCTATATAACAACACCTTTACTGATGTAAAGATTGGTAATCGTATTAAGAGCACACCTTGTGTTGTAAGTGCGCCTGAAAATGGATTTACAAGTAATATGGAAAGGATCGTAAAATCACAAACACTAGGTGCAGATTCATCGCACACATATTCTATGATGAATAAAAGACTTCTTGAAATTAACCCTGAACACAGTCTTATTAAGAAGCTGAAATCCGGATATATCAATGAGAGCAAAGTCGGACAGATGAATGATCTTATAGATATTATGATTAATGGAGCTCTTATTCACTCAGGATATAATGTGCTTAAACCTGCTGATTTTTCGGAAAAGATTATGAGAATTGTTTTAGCGGGTTTAGATATGGATGATGATGATGATGGAGAAGATGTAAAGGATACTGGAGAAGGTGTGAAGGATGTGAAGGATGTGGTAGATGGAACTGAAGAGAATAACGTAATGTTAAGTAAAGACATTTCAGGTTCTACTGAGACAGATTTACATTCAGTTGAATAAAAACAATCTATAAAGATAAAATAAGATAAGATATAATGAAGATCGTTGTAGCATTCTTGATCTTTGTAGGTATTTTGTTTATTGTTCAAGGTTATTATCATAACAAACTTGAAAAAGTAAAAAAATCAAAGACAATTATTAAAAAGGTTCCTATTGCTGATCTAGATGGTGTTGATTTTATAGATTATCAATTCAGGTCAACACCTGAGAAAATCCGCGATACACTGTTATAATATGATACAATTTTTATTTTTTAACTTATTCTATTTTATAAGAGTAGAAGAGAACAATGCTTATAATCCCCACTTTGCTTTTGTATAGATCAATCGCATTGAATGATGTTACCGACGATGTTATTATGGAATCGTATAAAACCTTCTTTACAATGAAGAATGATAAAGATATAGAACAACAAGATGATGTAATGGACGCAATGGAAATAGAAGAAGTTGTTGATTATCAGTAAAATATCATAAGAAAAAATGATCTTTCATATATATGATATAGCATATAATGGACATCCATTCTCGATTTTTGAATGATGTAAATATTAACTTGAAGAATAAAGTTCAATATATATCAAAATTAGACATTGATATTGTATTAACACTTTTCAAAAATGGTGCTGTTCTATATGTTGATAATATAGTAGCTTTGTATATAATCATTAGGTCATTACAACATAAAAGTGCTGGAATTTCATTATTGAAAGAGAGGTATTGTTCAACAGATATTCACAATGATATTGTTGTTTTTTCTCATATAGATCAACTATATTTACTAGAAAAAAGGATTAGATGGTTTATGTTTTATTTGAAACAAAAACAAAGGTATTCTATGCGATACCTACCAATGATACTCCATAGATCTAAATGGTTCGGTGATTTATCTATGGATGTATTGAAGAATATTGGTGAGAAATATTTAGGGATTACATCTAAGTCTATTGATACAATGACTAATATTCTAGGAGTATCCTTAGGGATTATTCATAATATTAAGTTATGTCATATTGAGTATTATTATGAGGTTGATATATGGGATGACTTGACTGAACAACCTAATCAACAAGGTATGATAGAAGCTGAAGAGCTTAAAGAGTATTTTATGCAAAAATATACACCATCTACCAAGCTTATCAAATTTTATGGTGAGGGTGAGGGTGAGGGTGAGGGTGAGGGTGAGGGTGAGGGTGAGAATGTAGAAGGTTATTTTAGTAGTCTTTTCTTGTCATTTGTTCAAGAAAAAATGAAATGATCTTTGTTTGAGGCTTAAACAAGATGCGAATGTGCTCACCTTGTAAGAAAAACAAGATAGTTCTTGCGAAGTACAAGGACGGACACTGGTATGCTGCAAGGATCATCAAGTTGTATAAGTATAAAGATGTTGTTTATTATCTGGAATGGTTAGATGGAAGTAAAGATGATCGCGTCAAACATAAGAATAGTATCAAGTATATTCCAAAGAATACAGAGTATGGTGCAGGAATAGACTATCTGCTCTTAGCATCTCTACTGTTCTAATGTAGTATTTTTGTTGAAAGCTAAATATTATTAGAATGAATAGCTTTTTATGAAAAAAGAAGTGATATTACTATTAATTGATTTAGTTGCTGTAAGCCAGACCTCCCATTCCACTGAGGATACGGAGAACGTTGTAGTTCACGGCATAGATAAGAAGGTCTGTATCATTGGCACTATCGGAGTTATCGACGTGCATAGTAACAGTATCAAGCCTAGAAAAGTTAGCAGTTCCGCTAACCTGGTGCTCTTCAGGCTTAAGAGCGAAGGAATACACGTGAATATTACTATCAGGGATGTTCTCGTGGTGCTGATATGGCTGCACGTGGGTGAAATACATTCCTGAGCGCTCAGCGAAACGATCATTTCCGTTGAACTGAAGCTTGATGTTTTTAAGACCAATATAAGTGAAGTGAGAAGCAGAATTCTTATTAACCCAGACAAGCTCCTTCACGGGATGATTGAAGTTAAGCTTGACTTTGTTACTGGCAGAATTCTTGATAGATTCAACACCGGTGTGCTGAACCTGCTCAATAAGATACTCGTGAGAGAGCTGAGCATACCTGCGCCTCTCATCAGTGTCAAGGAAGATGTAATCAACCCAGAGGTTAGCACTACCAAAAGTAAATTCGTTTGAAAAAACGATATTAACCTTGACCTCATGGTATTGAAGAGCAATAAGAGGTAGGGCAAGACCGATATTGCGGCAGAACCAGAACTCAAGAGGCACATACAGAGTTTCACCGCTTTTAGCATTTGTGCCAACCATCTTGTCAAATCCATCCCTCTTTCCAGCAGGAAGAGAAAGCTCATTCCAGATATACATCCAGTCAGAGTATTGACGATCAATGAGTTGACCACCAATCTCTAACTCAACTTTATCAATGGCTTTGTATCCAGCATAAGTATTATCTCCAGTAATCCCACTAAGAACAACATACATCTTGTGGATAAGGTCACCATTACGAGAGATCTGTGCGGTAACACGCTTACCTCTTTCGGCAGTGCCATTAAAGGTCTGCTCAATAGCCTCCATAGAGAAGTTAGTGTGGCGACGATAGACAACCTTAAAAAAGGTAATCTGGGGGTTAGATGTCAGATAGACATCCTGAGCGCCATAGGCAACAAGTTGAAGAAGACCTCCACCCATTTTAAATTAATATCTTGTTTAATCTATACGCGAGAAAAAAAAATGAAATAATTTGTAAATAAGAATATCACAATATGGATACCTTAGAACAACAAATGAATAAAGTTACCATCAATAATAAACCGTTGATCAGTTGTAGGGTGTGTAATAAAGATATTACATCAACAAATACACTAAACGTTATTCATCATCTATGTCAGTCATGTTATAATAACTATGAAGACTACTTCTATCACGAAAATTGTATTACATGTGGGAATGATTTCTGGCAAACTGATGAACAAAAAGCGGAATGCCCACAGTGCATAAAAAGATACGGAATGGATATGGATTAAGTAATAACATAAGTAGGTGTCAATCATCTAAACTCATTTCGCGAAACTCGCTTAGAAACTTTTCTTGCCAAGTTTTTACAGATTTCTTTTGCATAGTTCTTAGATGTTCTAATACTCTCATTTTTACACATTCTTTTGGATCATTGTGTAAATTTTGTAAAGTATATTTGGAATTATTTATCCATTTTACTTGGAAAGGTAAGTTATTTACATTTGGTGAAATATTGGATATACCTAGAACTGAATTGACAATAATATCTCTTGGATCATCTTTGTTGATAACTAAAAAAAAGTAATCTTTCCTAAAATCATCGTTGTAATCTTTATTTTTCAATCTAGAAATTAGTTTTGTTGTTAATTGACCATTGTTTTGTCTTTCTTCCATATCCATAAATATATTAGTAAATGCTTGAACACATATTGACATATTTCCTACATTATCTGCCGTTTGTAATGTAGTTGTCTTGATGTTTACTGGTATCCACCCAAACTCTTCGTCATATACCTTAATGTCATACCAAAAACGTTTTTCAGCTTTCCTCACTCTTTCTTTCAACATAGAATGAGACATTAGATATGATACAATTTTATTCTCGTCAATACAACTATTTGTTCTTCCATCAAAAACTGTATATTTAGAACATTCTATTTTCCTTTCTAATATATAGTTTTTGATATCTAAAAGTATTTTAGGAAGATGTGGTTGTATTTTATCATTAATTTTTTGTAATATATCATTTAGCTCTTCTTCATTGCCATTCTTATTTTCGATAAGTTTATTGACATTGTCTTTTATCTTATTGAGATCATCATTATTATTTGTAATTTTGATTTGTTGTTTTATTGTGTTAATAGACATTATTTGACGGATGTATATTTTAGATCGTCAGTAAATGTAAATCATTTTTACAAAAAATGATTTATTTCATATAATTCATATTAATTATATTGATAAATGGATAGTTTGATAAATGATATAGATAAGCTTACATTAAAAGAAAAAACTGATAAGGAAAAAGATAAGAAAGATAAGAAAGATAAGAAAGATAAGAAAGATAAGAAAGATAAGGGTCAATATTTTACAACCAATAAAGACTTACAAAAACACGTTATTGAACTTATCAAAAATAGTCCTGATATAATTCTTGAACCTTCGTGTGGTAGAGGTGATTTAGTTGAAGCAGTATTGAACAAATATCCTGATACACAATTTAGATTGTATGAAATAGATAAGAATATTACACCATTAAAAAATGTTAGTTCGATCATATATGAAGACTTCCTAGAACCAAAAAATACACCTAAAAACAAGTTTGATACTATTATTGGCAATCCCCCCTTTGTTTCGGTAAAAAAGAAAAAGAACTTGTATCTACAATTTATTGAGAAATGTGTTCAATTACTCAATGATAATGGAGAGTTAATATTTATTGTTCCATATGCTTTACTAAAAAGCACTAGTGGATGTAAGACAATTGAAAATATTCTCAAAAAAGGATCATTCACGCATATATATCATCCTAATAACGAACATCTTTTTGAAGGAGCATCTATTGATATTATCATATTCAGGTATGAATATAACCTATTTACAAATACGATATTGTATAATGATAATACAATAATGAAAGTTGTAAATCACGAAGGTATATTAACATTTGAAGAGAATATAGATGAGGATAATATAAATAAAAGTGATCAAAAACATTATAGAAGAATTGAAGACATATTCACTGTATATGTTGGTATGGTATCAGGTTTAGAAAGTGTTTTCAGAAATGATGAAATAGGAAATATTGAAATGAAAACAGACCTAGATAGAAATAACAGATATATATTTATAAATGAATTGCCTATGAAAGGCACAATAGTAAGAGAATATTTAGAAAAACACAAAGATATATTAATGAAACGCAAAATATGTAAGATGACAGTTAACAATTGGTATAAATTCGGTGCTATTAGAAATAAATCAATTATGGAAGAATATCAAGATAACCTGTGTATCTATGTTAGAAATATCACGCGCAAGAATGATATTGCGTGTGTAGATAAAGTGAAATACTTTAGTGGATCACTTCTACTTATGTTACCAAAAGATAAAGTAAGTGATCATA